TGTGCCCAGAAGGAACGGGCGTCGACACACATCGCGTATACGAAGCGATTCTGTGCGGAGCCACACCGGTGGTGCTGCGGAACCCATTGGCAGAGTTCTATTCAAAGTATCCAGTGAAGATCGTGGAGAATTGGTCTCTCGAAAATATGGCCATCTAAGCAATGCGTATTCAGGACTTCAAGGTGGTGTATATCTGCCCCGACCACAATGAAAAGTATCACGCACGGAAGCTCCACATGGACTCCATGCTGGCTACTCTCGGCTTCAAGGACATTGTCCATTACAAGTCGGGCACGTATGGGTACCCGAGGTGTTTGTGCGACGCAACCATTGACATCCTCACAACGTATATGAACGAGCCCATCCTGGTCCTTGAAGACGACGTGGAGTTCACGGGCGTGAGCGAGTTCGAATTTGTCCACGGGGCGGATGCCATTTACTTCGGGCTCAGTCGCTCTGCGGCTCATCCAACAGTGGATACGAGTCGCGGAGAGAGTGTGTTCAAGCTGTATTCGGACAGGCACGTTCGCGTAGTGAATATGTTGTCAGCCCACGCAATTCTCTACATTACTCCCCGCTACAAGCAGGCTGTCTGTGATGCGTTACGGGCGACGAAAGGGTTCAACGATATCGCAATGACACGACTTCAACCCAACTACCGTATTCTGGCCAACAAGACGCCCTCCTTCTTTCAGTCCGCTAAGTTCAACGCTCCGGGCCACGACGATGCGAATACGTTGTTCAGTATACGGCCTGGGTTGTCGAAGCAAAGTCTTCAAGTCTCTTTGAATGCACGTGTAGATTGAAGATTCGATAGGTACGGCCCCCCACGTTCATCATAGGGCATCCCGATGTCCACGAGACCGGGTAGTGGGAGTAATTGAGTAAACATGTCTCGTTGACAAACCCGCGCGTGTCGCCGGACTGATTTCGCGGATCGACGCCTCCCAGATACTGACCAATGGCCGCACCGTCGAAGATATAGTCGTATTCAGGGTACGTAGCCGTCATGACCTGAACCGCGTGGACAAACGGAGGAGACCCCAGGGTCCAATTATCGGGGAAGATGGGCAGTCGTTCAAGATCGGCTCGTGCGAGATTCTCCATGTCGTTTTTGGATCCGTCGTAGTCTCGAAGCGCCGCACCCAGCGTATCCGGGGTCGGAACCCATACAACAGACGGTATAACGCGAGTAGGTGCATCATACACCACACTCATACGGTCTGGGTGCCATCGGACGTTGTTCGCGTTCGCGTACACCATCACATCGTTCTCAATGTGAACACAACGAAGCGTATTCGTCCTCTTCAGATATGCGTGAAGGACGAATAACCGCAGCGATGTTAGATGCCAAAATCCCCCTCTAAAATCCTTGTCCAACTTACTATCGAATGCAACGTCGGAGAACTCGCTTCGGTCGACAAGAACGACTGGCAATCCTTCAAAGTGGCGGAAGAACTCGGGTTCAGTAAGAACAACTATGTCCGTGTTTCCATGATGGAGAAGGTTGCGTATTGATACCAAGATGTACTCCTGGAAGTTGGTAAGACAAGTGAGTACGAACGTAACATCTTTTTGCAGTATACGGCGACGGTACGACTCAAGGGAGATGTCTGGGAGATAGGTCCCGAACGAATATTCGAGACGACTCACATCTAAGTCCGACCACGCCTTTAGAACCACAACTGGAATACGGGTATCTCGCTGGAAAGCACGCACCAACTCACTGTCTAAAACGATCGGAATAACCTTCAAATACAATGCCTCCCAGAAGCGGTGGGTGTCTACACCGTTACCTTCTGGGCAGATACAGAACTTGTAGTCAGCCAACCTACGGAGGTTGTTGTTAGCGTCAATCATGGGAAGAAAGGGAATCTTTCCTTTCAGTGCCTCGTAACATGCGGCGCGCACGGTTGAGTTTGTGTTCACGTTAAAATTGAAATATACGTTCTGCGTCTTCCGGGTAACATGAAGAGAGCTGATGTATTCGAGTCCGCGGGCGTTCCATTGGCTATTCTGAATCCCAATGGGAATCGGCGTCAGCTTCGGATGTTGAACGCATACATTCTGAGCATACCAATGGCGAAGGAGGGGGTGGTCGAGGATTGCAGTTGTCGTCACATTTCCATCTGAGTTATGCGTCAGTAATGTGAACGGGTTTGTGAAGCGATCAATGTACTTCGCGAACTCGTCAACGCGATGGGTGTAGACGAATACAACCGCCGGGTTATCGTAGACAGTTGGGATGGAACCGAACAGTAGCTGTTTACTCGTTTGCGTGCGGATCCGAGGGTTGAAGTCGAAGTCCTCTTGCATACCAATGTAGATGTCCGCGATCTCCTGTATGCGTTCCCCCGATACAACGTGTTTGGTATCCATTTATAATGGTCATGGACGTAGTTCTCTGTATTGGGCCGAACGATGCCGAAGTCGCCGCACGATGCATCGAATCTGTACGCACGAATATCGAGCATCGGTCCATTGTATGCATCGTGCCCGCCGGATTCAAACCAATTGAAATCCCAGGTACGCATTGGGTCTGCGAGAATGTGTTTCCATTCAAGAAGTCAGACATTGACGCGTTGTTTCGACGTCCTGAGCGAAGTGGATGGTACCTGCAGCAGCTCCTCAAACTCTACGCGCCAATCGTGTTGCCGCAACTGTCAGACATATATCTGATCCTTGACGCAGACGTAGTGTTCCACCGCCCGGCTACGTTTGTGATTGACGGACGGATTCAGTTCAACGTAGGCACAGAGTATCACGCTCCCTATTTTGAGCACATGGCATCCCTCTTGCCGGGGTTGCACAAGGTTGACGCGGCATCTGGGATATGCCATCTCATGCCCATGAAGAGACATATCGTCAATTCTTTGATCTCGAAGGTAGAATCCCAACACGGCAAACCATTCTGGCGTGCGTTTCTTGAAAATGTCCCTCCGCGCGAATATCATGGTTCGGGTGCATCTGAGTACGAGATTCTGTTCACATTCGCACATCTGTACTTTCGCGATGAGATAGATGTCCGGCCGCTCCAATGGAAGAACAGTGAACGATTGACACCAGACTATCCGGGTATCTACGAGGCAGTTCACTGGTACATGCGGCGTTAGATATAGTAGGCTGGGATAGCTGCGTCAATCGCCGCAGTTAATGCACTAAATTCCTGTTCAGTGAGCACGTCGCTGCATACAAGCGTAGGTGTCTGTATTTATCCAGCTACGAACGGGTTGAAGGCCTCACCGGAAAGGAACAAGGCTGCGATACAGCCCTGACATCGACCCTTGTCTGAAAAGCTCCGGGCTTCTCCAACAGCCGATAGCAGGTGGATTTTGCTTAAAATAATGGTTAAAACTCCAATCGATGACGTCATGGTTAACGCGGCATCGGAACCATTCGAGGAATGCACGGATACCGTTAGGAGAAGCTATATATGCTTCAGTACATCGCGAAGCACCATTTGGAAACTCTGGGATTGGAGGGAGCCACAAGGTGTCGCTGACTCTCTTACTAGGATGTTTCTGATCGTCAGTCAGTGGCCCGAAACAGCCAAACCCAATGAACGCAAAGTCAACGCGTTTCTCGCGCATAGTCACGACGTCCTTCCGGATCTCGCTGTCTATGACCTCCATAGGGTATACAGGTATGGCATCACTCTCAAATATAACGACGTATTGATTTGACGCCGCATAGTTCTCCAGCAGGACTAAATGATTGATTGCCAAACTGGCACCAGGTACCGTTTTTTTGGAGTCAAACTGTTTGAACAGTCGGTGAGTTCTAGCTTCCTCTCCGTAGCACGTAACCGATGGAGTCTTTCCATAGAAATCCATGATCGGCCTAATTGACTCCGTTCGTTCCGGCTCTCGGGTTAGATCACCAATGATTTCGACACTATAATCGGTTGTCGTCAATACAGTGCGAGTAGACGCAATCACCTCTTCGACGAACTCGTCGGTCGTCTTAACAAAACATGGCTGGTTCGCCATTTGAAGCCAGTACTCGTCGTCGACACATAGTCTCTGAATCTCTGAAACCGCAGCGTCAATATTGCTGGCATCAATGCGAACGAACCGGGATGGATTGATATAGTTGGTTACCAGTCTCGATCCATAATATACTGGAATGGTTCCTGCACGAAGCGGGTTGGTCACCTTCTCGGTGATGTAGTGGTCTGCCTCTGTATTTTCGAGTGCGAGGACAACTCGGTATTGACTTTGAAACTGAAGTATCGGCGGCTCACCATATGACCCCGGTACGGTATACCCAATGTTGTTCCTGTGTTTGCCGCCCATGTCAACGTGTATGCCGCGACTCAATAGTTCATCTATAAACCGATTACGGAATTGAGTAGGCCCGCCGTCAGATGAGATGATCGCACATACCTTCTTTGGAGGAACTGTCGCGATATTGGTTGGATACATAAAGGGTCTACAATAATCATACGTCAAGTAAAGAGGGCAGCTCACGGTGGGGTGATTGCCTAGGATCAGGGAGTACTGACTCAGATGTTCCGGGAAAGGAAGAGACGCCTCACCTGAGAAGAAAATGCTATATATCCATCGTTTGGTCCCGAAAATAGAGGGGGCAAAATGACTCTCGAGAAGGACGTCGGCATCGCTGGCCGAGGACGCGATCATAACGTCTCGCTTCAACGCACTAGATAGAACGTGTTTAAAGAAGTCAAAGTGCACACTGTCGGTCTTCTCGACAAATCCACTCCAGAACCCATTGACAAATACGCGGAGCGGACGTGGGTCGATAAAGACCTTCTTGAAGATGGCCATTACCTTTTCTGGTGTATATTCCTTGTAAGTGTTCCAATCCTTCCGGCTTTCATTTGTTTTATCAAATCGTGTGAGCATATCGCTCAGAGTTGACTCTGTGTACCAGAACGCCCGATCTCCCATCAAATGACGGTGACCGAGTTCTCCGGATTCCGTGCAAAAGATCGGCTTGTTTCGAATGGCGAACTCTCCCATCGAACAACTAAATACCTCACCCATTTCCCGAGCGTGAATCATCGCATCACATGTATTAATGAACTTAGCCTTATGCACAAGATCAACAATGGATGGCAGATGAATGATATTCGGCAGACTGGCGCAGAATGGCCGCGTGTTCACGAAGAGGAAGTAGATATTGGGATTTGTAACCGCAACCTCGTATACGATTCGCGTGACGTATGCGATATTGAACTCTTCATACCCCCCGTGGCGACCGAATACGGTCGCTGATTCCGGTATACCAAGTTCGCTGCGAATGTTGTCGCTGGTGTCTGGTAGACTCATGATATGGGGGACAACCGGGTATTTTCCACCATTGCCCTTTACCCAAGGTGCGATGGACGAATATACATCGCCATGTGGGTATTCACAGCTAAATACACAGTGATTCACCGTCTTACAAACCTTGCTAACATGTTCGTAACAATTGCCCCCTTCGATAACGTAAATCATATCACATTTTTCAGCTCGCAATATCGCATCTGCTTGTGAGAAGTGCGTCACACCAAACACCTTGAACTCAGCTTGAAACTTAGCCAGTACCGTTGCATCATTGAATGGTTGACTTGTATCATAGATCACAATGCTTTCATTGCCAAGGATAGTCTTGTTGCCCAACGCATAATCGTAACAGGCGACAGTTGTTCCCCGAAGCGTCAATTGATTCTCCCAGAAAGCAATCTTCATTGCGTTTTTGTAGTGTTCTCGTTTAAGTTGTTCATTAAATGTATCACGTGTCGATGTATTTTGTATTTTCACTGGGAAGTGGTAATACATTAAATCATCATGAGCATTAAGGAATGGATTCTTAGGAACATATCTCGCGATGCAACGGTTATCGAGGCCGGTTGTGCGGATGGGACAGATACAGAGTGGTTCTCGGATAACTTCAAGGAGGGCATGATATACGCATTCGAACCAGACCCGAGTCTTTATGGCGAGGCCTGTTTAAAGGTTGCTACTAGGCGAAACGTTGAGTTATCGACGTATGCACTGTCCGATAAAACTGGAGATGCTACGTTCTATGTCAGCAAGAATAGTGGAAAAGACTGGGGATCGTCATCTATACTCAAACCGAAGGATCATCTATGGTTTCACCCGACCATTACTTTCGACAGTCAAATTAACGTCAAGACTATCAATCTTGACGAGTGGTCATTAGCAAAGAACATTGATAAGATCGACCTCATGTGGCTAGACATGCAGGGTGCAGAACCACTCGTACTACGTGCCGCACCGAGAACACTTACGAAAACTCGATATGTATATACCGAGGTTTCTGTGATAGAGACCTACGAGAATGTTATTCAGTTCGAGGACTTCAAAAACCAAATGGACTCAAGCGGATTTGATCTGGTCTGCATCGTAGACATGTGGAAGGATATGGGAAATGCGTTGTTCAAAAACAGACAAATGTATGTGGATTGAGTATCTTCTAACGTGTCTTCGTGATAAATACCTGCGTATTCGCCAGCGGCTGCAGGGGGGAAATGCGATTATGATACGCGGAGCGAAATGCATCGATCCCACGCTGTGTCAAGTCAGGCCCTCCCCAGCCATAATCATCAAAGATCATGTACCCACCGACCTTGAGCTTGCGGAACGCGAGGACCGCATCCTCGAGAACATACTCCGGTTCATGGTTGCCGTCAATGTACACAATGTCGAAAAAGTCATCCTCGAACTTGGGGATTTCAGTGTGCGAGAACCCGCGAATGACCGTTATCTTCTCTTTCTGTCCACTCGACTCAAGGTTCCGAATGAATGCCTCGTAAACAGACTCCTGACGTCCTTTATATTCCGGATAGTCCTTGTAGTCGACCCACGGGTCAATACAGTACATCCTGCTGTCCGGATGACGAGCGTATGACCTCCCAACCGAGAAGAGGTTGGCACCGTAGAATGTGCCGATTTCCAGGTAGCGAATGGGATGATCTGGCATGGGCACGAAATTATACCAGCAATCGGACATGCGATACGAAACACCTTCGAATGACATCTTATACAAATCCCAATCCTGGCATGTAGATGCCTGCATTTGGTTTTGTGTTTTGGTTCGTCTTCGTGAGTCTGGACCTCGCGGAGGTCCCTAGTTGCTGTACGCCAGGCCACCCATGCCGCTCATCACGCGGAGCACGTTGTAGTTGACGGCGTAGACGCGCACCTGGGCCGTGCGGCCGGCGCGCACCGTGTTCACGGACACCGTGAGCTGGAGCGTGGCCTTGTCGATACGCGAGAAGTTGCACGTGCCGGACGGCTGGTGCTCCTCCGGCTTGAGGGCGAAGGAGTACACGCAGATGCCCGGGGCCGTCGGCGTGCGGCTGTGGTGCTGGTACGGCTGCACATACGTGAAGTAGCGCCCCTCACGCTCCGTGAAGCGGTCCTGGCCGTTGAGCTGCAGCTTGGCAACCTCAATCGGGCACTTGCCAGAGCAACGCGTGCCCGAGTCGAGGATGACCTTCGCCAGGAGGTAGTTGGTCGTGTCCTCGAACAGGTAGGCCTGGTCATTATGCGAGGCGTTGAGGTTCGAGTCCAGCCACGACGCACCCGTGAGCGAGGGACCGATCGCGATACCCAGACCCGGCAGGTACGGGCCGCCATCCGCACCGCCGATGGTCGGGACGCCGAGACCAGCAGTGCCGCCGATGTTCGTCGTGACACCCGCCTGGCCACCGAGGGCACCGCGGGCAAGCACGTCCATGATCACACCCTCCGTCGAGAAGTCGTCGGAGTAGTTGAACGGCTGGCAGCCGTTGACCTCAGCGATCCACGACGGCGAGGGCTGCGAGCAGTCGACGAACGAGTCGCGCTGGCAGACCCACACAAGCTCCTTCACCGGGTGGTTGAAGTTGAGCTGGATCTTGTTCGAGCTCGACGTGATCGACTCGGCGCCCGTGAACTGCAGCTGCTCGATGAGGTACTCGTGCGTCTGCTGGGCGAAGCGGCGACGCTCCTCCGTGTCCAGGTAGATGTAGTCGATGTACAGCGAGGCAGCCGTCAGGGACTGGACCGAGGACAGCGGGGCGCCGCTGGACATCTCGTAGTAGCAGCAGTTGATCCACTGCTCGAACTCCACGTTGATGCGCACCTCGTGGTACTGGAGCGCGATCAGCGGGATGGCCAGGCCGGGGTTGCGGCAGAACCAGAACTGGAGCGGGATGTACAGCGTGCGGGCCGGGGTGCCGGCACGGGGGGCGCACGAGTTCGTGAGCTCAGCACCCGCGCAGGACACATCCAGCGCATAGCCCTTGCGGTCCTTCATCAGCACCAGGTCGTGGGTGTTGCCGATCATCTCATCGAGCGCCTTGACCGTGCCAGTGTCCTGCGTCAGCTGGGTCCAGATCTGCATCCAGTCGCCATACTGGCGGTCGATACGCTGGCCGCCAATCTCGAGCTCCACCGTCTTCACAACGCGGTGGCCGATGTAGTTCAGCCAGCGGAAACGGGTCATCGTCGGGTTGTTCGACGCGTCCAGCTGCACGGCCGGGAGAACCAGCTGGATGTACGTGCGGTACATCAGGTCCGCGTTACGGTTGATGATCGCCGTCACACGCTTGTTGAAGTCGGCCTGGCCGTTGAACGTCACCTCAATGGACTCCATCGCGAAGTTCGTGTGACGCTTGAACAGCACCTTCCAGAACGTGATCTGGGGGTTGCCGGAGATGTAGATGTCCTGCGCACCGTAGCTGACGAGCTGAAGAAGACCACCACCCATATTGCTTGTATGATACTCAGCAAGAAAAAAGCACAGCCGAAAAAAACTGTTTAGAGGGGTGGCGACCCCTCTTACAAATGCGTGTCTATGCGGTCAACTGTGACCCCGGTCGCGGCGAACGTCTCAAAGCTGCCGCAGCACCCTTGAACCTTGACATTGTGTTGGTCCAGTCTCCCTTGAAGGACGACCCAGAGGTGG